TCCGGACGTTCCGCAGGAAGTGGTTCAGAAGATTACTTCGCTAGTAACTATGGAGAGCGTCACGGTCGACCAGGCCGGGCAGCCAATCGATCTCGGCGCCGTTCGAGACCGCATCAACTTGTTGATGGAACACGCTCGCGATGCGGCGAAAAAGAAAGCCACTAAGCAAGCAAAAATTGTTGAGGACAAACTCGACGAGCTCATGGTGGAGGGGGGATACTATAAAGCGCTTGCGGAATTTCTTGTCGACTTGCCGCTGTTTCCGTTTGCGTGCCTAAAAGGCCCGAGCATCCGCATTGTCCCTACTGTCAAGTGGATCAACGGTAAAGCGCAGATGGTGCAGAAGCCGAAGATGTTCTGGACCCGAGTATCCCCCTTCGACGTCTACTTTAGTCCTGGTGTGTCTGACATTGAAGACGCTGCAGTCGTCGAGCGGCTTCGTCTTACGCGAGCTGACTTGAATGACTTGCTAGACCTTCCTGGCTACAACCAAAAAGAAATCCGCGCTGTGCTCGAGGAATACGGCCGCGGCGGTTTATTTGACAACTGGGATACGACTGACGCTGAACGTGCTGTGCAGGAGAGCCGCGAGAACCCATGGATGAACCGCTCAGGCATGATTACGTGCCTCGAGTACCACGGAAATGTCCAGGGCCTCGCGCTGCTTGAATACGGCATGGATCCCGAGATGATAGACGATCCGCTGCGGGACTACATGGTACAGTCATGGCTGATCGGAAACCACGTCATCAAGTGCCAACTCTCTCCGTCTCCGCGCAAGCGACACCCGTACTACATTACTTCGTTTGAAAAAATGCCAGGCACGCCGGTCGGCAATGGCCTCCCCGACATCATTGGCGATATTCAGGATGTGTGCAACGCGACTCTGCGTGCCCTGGTTAATAACCTCTCCATCTCGTCTGGCCCGCAGGTTGTCATCAACGACGACTGCATGTCTGCCGACGAAGATGGAGAGAGCCTGTACCCGTGGAAACGCTGGCACATGCGCAGCGACCCGGCGGGAAATAGCGCGCAGGTTCCCGTGAGCTTTTTCCAGCCGGTGAGCAACGCTAACGAGCTGCTCGCTGTCTATAAGTTCTTTTCTGAGCAAGCTGACGAGCTCAGTGCGATCCCCAAGGCCCTGACTGGCAGCAATCCGGGCAGCAGCGGCGCCGGCCGTACGGCGAGCGGCTTAAGCATGCTCATGAATAACGCTAACAAGATCCTGCAGACTGTGGCTGCAAACATAGACCGTGATGTGCTTGACCCGAGTGTTTCATGGCTTTTCGACCTGGTGATGCTTACAGACGAAAGTGGACTCTTAACTGGCGAGGAAGAAGTACGCGTCATGGGCGTCAACGTCGCTGTCCAGCGCGAGACGCAACGCAGCCGCCAGCTCGACTTCCTTCAAACGACTGCCAACCCGATCGATATGCAGATTATGGGGATGAAGGGCCGGGGAGTTGTACTGGGGTCCGTGGCGCAGACTATAGGGCTGGACGGCCAGAAAATTGTGCCCTCCGAGGAAGAGCTCGACCAGATGCAGCAGGCGCAAAATATGGCGCAAATGCAAGAGTCCGCCGCCGCGGCGCAAGGCGACCAACCGTCTCCTACGTCAACTAAGGACATGGGGCCGAGGGTCAATCTACAGCAGCAACAGCCGAAGCCACCGATGATCGCTGGCGGCGTGCACTAACAGGAGACCATTATGGCTAACAGTAAAGTGAAAAAGACTAGCGGCAAGAGCTGGGGCTCGTTGACCGGTGGCGGCAAGATGTTCGGGCAGCAAGGTGCGAAGCCTGCTCCGTCCGGCAAGGTGTCTACGTCGCAAGGCGGCAAAGGTGCAAACTTTGCTAGCGGCGGCAGGGGCAAGATGTTCGGTTACACCGGTGCGCAGCGCGCGACGGCCGGCAACACTGTCAAATAAGAACAGTCCGATGCCTAGGGGCGTGGCTAAGTTCGGAACTAGAGCGAGCATGAAGATGCCGACTGTGAGCACTAAGGGTGCTGGCGGGATGCGCAGCTACGGCCCGTCGCGGATAAAGCAGCCACGTCCCCCTGGCCTACTGCAGGGGCCTAAAGACTACACCAAGAGCGCGCTGCAGTTTGATCCTACTCTGTATGGGAACTTCAGCTTCGGTCGTACCGGACTAACAGGAGAAAGTTGACATGCCTTTCACTATCAAAACGGATAACATGGACGGTTTGGCTGCCGCCATTCACGCCGTACGAGACGAAGTAACAGCAACTCGAGCGTTTCTGGATAACGTTACCGCTGGCACGGTGTCTGCGGACCAGGCTGTAGTTGTTGATGAGAACAGCCACTTCGACGTTGCCAACGTCACTACGTTGGCGATCGGCGCGTCGGGAGCGGAGGTGGCGGTCCTAGCTACCCCAACGGAAATCAACCGCGTCTGCGATGCTTCGACGCGTATTGTTACTGTGGTTGCGGCTACGTTGGCGGTCACTGAGGCCCTTCACGACGGCAAGACTATCGTAATGGACCAGGCTGACGGCATCGCTATTACGCTTCCAGCGGCTACTGGTAGTGGAATGCGGCTTCGCTTCGTTGTCGGGTCTGTCTCGACTACTGGCTATGTGATCAAGTCCGTGGTTGGCACTGACCTTATGGAAGGCTGCATTATCGGAAACGACGGCGCTGCAGTGACTACCTCGTGGCGCTGGCAAGCCGGCGCGGGTGACGACACCATCACTCTTAACGGCACCACTTCGGGCGGCGTCGACATAGGTGACTGGGTCGAGTTAGAGGATATCTCGGCAGTGGGCTGGGCCGTCCGTGGCATAGTCAGTCAGAGCGGCAACGAAGAAACTCCGTTCTCGAACACCGTTACGTAATAGGAAAGGAAGAATGAGGCCGATTCAGGAGCTAAACATGAAGGTGGCGTCTCTGCGTAGCTGTGCACCGCGGGAGTTCGACGACATGCTCGTTGAACTTAAGCGGTACACTGAAGAGCAGTTTCGTCTCTGCGTGCAGGCTCCTCCGGATCATCTCTCGAGACTGCAGGGACGGGCACAGCATGCGCTGGAAATCACGACCCTGTTTGAAGGTGCGAGCAAAACCGCCGATCGCATCGCCGCTAAAGCTACCCCCTCGGCGGGCCTCAGCGCTGCTGTACCACAAAGGAGATAAACATGGCGCGATTTGCTTCTTCTCAAGGAAGTCAGACGGAAGCTATCAACACCCTTGCTGACCAGACTACAGCTATGACCCGTGCGGCTACTGTTAACGCAGCAGCTTCACCACTGCAGATGACTGCTGCAATGGCGCTCGGTGGCATATTCCTCTCTACGACTTCGGGCGCCATGCAGGTTAACCTGCCAGTCCCGGCGGCGTTTGTTGCTGGTATTCCTAACTGCCAAGTTGGGACGACCGTCGTGCTCTTTATCCGTAACGACGGCGACAACACCCTGACGCTGGCGACAAACAGCGTTACGGGCATCACCCTGAGCGGTACGGCAGCTATGGCCACTACTCTGGGCCAGGTGGTGGTTTTCAAGATCACCAATGTCACTGCTGCTGCTGAAGCCTACACCTGCTACGTTGGCCTCAAGGTTGGTAACTAACGCGTTGCGACGATGGCTACTTCGGAGGTAAGTCCCCCCGAAGTAGCACTCTATTTAGGCACCGCGGCCGCAAGCCCGCGCTGCAATACATAACGACCTCACACGCCCGTGCCGGGTACTGCACGCGCGAAGAATGGGAGAAGCAACTTGTCTACTATGAAACCGCTGCTCGCGTCGGTGGATCCGAGTGTTAAAGTTCCCACCGTTGTAATGGCGAACTCTAAGAAGTCTGACGACCTGCACGCGCAGTTCTATCCAAAGCCTCCTGGCGAAGACCCTCCCCCGCAAGACCCCCTCACTACTCCTGCTCCCATATCTCCAGAGCCCGCGAAGGAACTAGAGGTGGCCTCTACTCCTACGCCACAGGTTCCTACACCGCCTCCAGAGGCCCCGCCCGCGCCCCTTCCCCCGCCTCCACCGCCGGATTGGGAGCATAGATATAATTCCATGAAGGGGCGTTTCGACCGCAGTGTTGAGCAGATTGCGCATCTACAGTCTGTTGTTGATGACCTCCAACAGCAGGCTTCGAGCGCTTCCAAGCCTGATGCCAAGCATAGTTTTGAGAAACTTATCACCGATAAAGAGCTTTCTGACTATGGCCCAGAACTACTCGAAGTAATGGGAAAGAAAGCCAAAGAAGACTTAGGACCGCTTTTCGCTGATATGCAAGCAAAGATTGACCAACTAGAAGGTCAACTGCGTGGGACGCGAAAAGAAGTAGTGAAGAACACCCGCCAGCGGATGTTTGAGGCACTAAATGAGCAGTGTCCGCAGTGGGAAGTTCTTAACGAGGACCCTCATTTTCTTTCGTGGTTACAGTTGCCAGATCGCTTTTCTGGTGCTATACGTTCGGATCTGCTGAACGCCGCGAACGAGCGGAACGACGCCCCTCGGGTGTTGGCGTTCTTCCAAGGCTTCCTCGAAGAGGCCGCCAGGGTACCCGCAACTGCGGAGCAGGGACTACCGGAGACGCCTGGTGCTTTGCCGCCAGCCGTCGATACAGCGCAGCCGAACAGCTACGCTAAAGTCCCGCTCGAGAGTTTGGCGGCACCAGGCAGAGCCAAAACTACGGCGGCGTCAGCCCCCGTTGAGAAGCCCCTCATCACGCGCCAACAAGTCAGCACGTTCTACGCCAATAAGGCTGCCAAGCGGTACACCGATGCCGAGGCTGGCCGACTAGAGGCGATGATATGGGACGCGCAGAAGGACGGGCGCATTAGATAAACAAGGTTACTTCCGAAATATTGACCCATAGGGCGGTTCGGCGGTAGCCGCCTTCATGGGACCTCAACGATGCCTTTCGTTACCTCCCCGGCGTTTCCAGTCGCAGGTGCTGCGACTTCGCCACCCATCTATCCTGCTGGTGGTACTGGCAATACCCTCGGCACTTTCGGATTTATTCCGGAAATCTGGTCGGGAAAGCTGATCGAGAAATTTTACGCCTCGACCGTGCTTTCCGCGATTTCTAACACCGACTACGAAGGTGAGATCAAGAGCCAGGGCGACAAGGTGCATATCCGCACCAAGCCGACCATCACCATCAGCGACTACCGCGCTGACGGCTCGCTTGCGTTGCAGCGCCCGAGCGGCAACTTCGTTGACCTCTTGATAGACCAGGCGAAGTACTTCAACACCATCCTGGACGACGTGATGGATGTTCAGAGTGATCTGAACAACCTGAACATCTGGGCGGACGACGCTGCCGAGCAGATGAAGATCACCATCGACACTGCAGTCCTTCTGGGCATTCTCAACCAGGCCACTGCGGTCACCAACCGAGGCACCACCGCCGGAGCGATCTCTGCGGGGATCAATCTCGGTGTCACGACTACGCCGCTATCGATCGTAGCCACGGCGCCGAC